GCAGTCATAAATTCAAGTGTGCATGGGTAGAAAGGATTATATCTATGGAAAAAGTAAAGTTTTACAGTAATTTGCTAAAGCTGAACTTACAGCGGTTTGCAGATGAAGGACAAGACGGGGAAGGAGGTGCTGATACAGAAAACAAAGCAACGGATACTAACGATAGTTCTGATACGCAGACTAAGCCTTTCATGACATTTCAAACCCAATCAGAATTGGATTCTTACTTTGATAAGAAGTTAAACAAGGCATTAGGGACTGCTAAGGCTAATTGGGAAAAGGAACAAAGCGATAAGGCAAAGAAAGCTAAGGATCGCAAGAATATGACCGAAGAAGAACGGCGTGAGGATGACTTCAAGCAACGGGAAGAAGCTTTATCTGCTCGTGAAGCTGATGTTACTAAGCGTGAGAATCGAAGTAAACTTGCTTCTCGTTTAGTTGATGATGGTTTACCAACCGGTTTAGTTGATGTCTTTGATGATGTTCTAGCTAACGAAGACAATATGAATGAAACGTATGAACGGGTAAGCGAAGTATTTCGTAGCGCTGTTCATGATGCCGTTGAAGCTCGCTTAGCACAAGGGTCCCGAACGCCTAAGAGTACGGATGATAATTTGACTCATAAATCGGCTGGTGAGCTTTATGCTGAAAAGGCTAATAGTGCTAATAAATCTGAAAGTGATTTTTGGAAATAAGAAAGGAGAATGAAAATTAATGTACACACGATTTCAAAATGGTAAGCAATTAAACTTCCTTGCTTCTGAGAAGTTCACTGCTTTCCCAGAAACAATTAACAAGGATAATTACAATGTCCAAACTGATGACTTAGGACGCAAGTATGTACCTGCTGGGACAGTATACCCAACGAATGATGCAAAGGCTGTTGGTATTACTGTTAATGATGTATATGTATCAGAAGATGGTTCTAATCAAATGGTAGCTGTTATGCGTGAAGGTTGGGCATTAAGTCAACGATTAACTCCAACTCCATCAGCAGATGCAATTAAAGCAATGACAGCAATTCACTTTAAGGATTTAGATACTACCACAGCAGATCCAAAAGCGTAGTGAGGAGGAGATAATAGATGAATAAGCAAACACTTAAGCTAGATTTACAACGTTTTGCCACACCAATTCTTGATATGTTCGATCAGAATACGGTGCTTGATTATACTCGTAATCGTCAATATCCAGATATGTTAGGTGATACTTTATTTCCAGCAACTAAGGTTCCAACACTCGAAGTCGATATCTTAAAAGCTGGTAGTCGTGTTCCAACAATTGCTAGCTATTCAGCCTTTGATGCCGAAGCCGAAATCGGTAGTCGTGAAGCAAGTAAGATGACTGCTGAATTAGCATATGTAAAGCGCAAGATGCAAATTACCGAAGAAATGTTAATCAAGTTACGTTATCCACGTAATAATGCCGAAGCTAACTACTTAAAGCAATATGTATTTAATGATATTGATGCAATGGTTCAAGCGGTGAAAGCACGTGGCGAAAAGATGACAATGGAAATGTTTGCTACTGGTAAGATTACTGATAAGGACAACGGGATTTCCATTGATTATCAAGTTCCAAAAGAGCATCAAACTGCATTAGCAAGTAATACTACTTGGGATAGCGGTAGTGCTTCAATCATTGAAAACTTACAAGATTGGTCTGATAAGCTCGACATTACCCCAACGCGTGCATTGACCTCTAAGAAGGTATTACGGACATTAATGCGTAGTACTGAAATCAAGGAAGCAATCTTTGGTAAAGATACCGGTCGGGTTGTTGGTCAAGCTGATTTAGATCAATTCATGGTTGCTCAAGGACTTCCGGTTATTCGTGCATATGCTGGTAAGTATCGTGAGGAAGACACTAAGGGTAAAGTTAAAACACAAACATACTTCCCGGAAGATCGGATCGTTCTCTTTAATGATGAAGTGCCAGGTGAAAAGATCTATGGCCCAACTCCAGAAGAAAACCGTTTGATCTCAACTAATGCGCAAGTATCAGAAGTTGGTAATGTTATGGCTAAGATTTATGAATCTGGTGAAGATCCAATTGGAACTTGGGTATTAGCAGCGGCAACCATGCTTCCATCATTTGCTAGTGCTGATAATGTATACCAAGCTAAAGTCCTTTAATTAATTGGAGGTGCTGAATGTGGATCAAGTGGCCGAAATGGTTCCATCCGTAAGTGCTCGTTTAAAAGTTACGGATGATGAATTAATTAAGGAGCTAGTAGAAGAAGCAAATGCTCAGGTGCTAGATTATACGGGTCAAAAAGAATTAGTTGGTAACATGAGTGTGTATGTTAAAAAGTTGGCAGTCATTAACTACAACCGACTGGGACTTGAAGGCGAAACACAACGCTCGGAAGGTGGAGTAACTAATTATCTCGAGACTGGTATTCCAAAAGATATTCGACAAGGATTAAACCGCTATCGAATTGCTAAGGTGACGAAGCTATGAGATTAAAAGAAAGTGATCTTACAACCGTTTATCTTAAAGAACCAATGAATACTCAAGATGATGAAGGCTATAGCATTTCTGGCTGGGGTGATCCACAACCAATCAGGATGAATGTTCAATCAGCTGGTGGTACGGTCAATGCGCAAATTTATGGAAAAGATATTAAATATATTAAGACATGTAAGTATCAAGGCAATTTACTTTCAGAAGGGCACGGCGAAGGCTTTGGTATTTGCCTAAAAGTCCCGAGTTCTAGTGATCCTGATTATAAGATTACGGCTATTCAAGAGTTTTCTACTCATAAAAACGTTACTTTAGAACGTATCAAGAGGGATGAGCAAAATGATTGAATGTGAGATTGTGGGGCTCAATGAGTTAAAAACTAAGCTACGAAAACTTCCTCAAGTTGTAGCAGATGCAACTGTTAACGGCCAAGAGACAGCAATTGAACAAGCCGAAGCCTATGCAGTCCAAGAGTTGCAATCTAGTATCAAATATTCTACTGGTGAACTTGCCCGTAGCTTTAAGCATGAAGTAAAAGTCGATGGGGATGAAATAGTTGGTCGTTGGTGGAATTCGTCAATGATCGCTATTTTCCGTGAGTTTGGTACTGGTAAGGTTGGTGAACAATCTAGTAAGCAGCTTCCACCTAATGTGGCAATTGTTTATCGCCAAACTCCCTGGTACATTCCAGCTGAGGAAGTTGATATTGACCTTACAAAAATCTATGGAATTCCAAAGGTTAAGATTAAGGACAAGTATTTTTATCGAACCAACGGCCAACCAGCAAGACAGTTTATGACACCTTCTGCTAACAGAATAGCTAAGGAAGCACCTGGGATTATAAAGAAATCAGTTGACCAAGAGCTTCGTGATAAATTAGGTGGTTAAATGGAAATCTACAATGTTAAAGCACTGGTATATAAGACGTTGAAGTCTATTCCAGAATTAAAGATTGTCTCGCCGTCTTATCCTGATAAATTCACGGCATTTCCAATTGCTATCTATTCAACAACTCAGTCTTCTTATATACGTAATGCCTACCAAGAAGAGACTGATACAGAATGGAAGATAACAATTGATTTGTACAATGATAAAGGTTCTTTAACGCAAATAAAAAATAAGCTCATTGCTAAGTTTTCGGCAATGGGCTTTTCTAATAACATTGGTGATCAAGATTTGAATGGAATAACACGTGTTGTACTTGTCTTTACAGGAATTGTAGATAACACAAGTAAACGTGTATACCAGAAAGGATGAAATTATGAAGAATGTAAAATTATATAGTGACGCATTAAAGTTAGACCTACAACGTTTTGCTATCGATAGTTCAGAAGGTCTGGTTGGTACTGGTACCAAACTTGAACGTTCAGAAGATGGTTCTACATGGGAAGAAATTGCGGATATTAAGACCATCCCAGAATTAGGTGGGGATACTGAAAAGGTTGATGTTACTACTTTGGCAGATGACCGGCGGAAGCAAGTTGAAGGAATCCAAAACGCCTCTAACGTTCAGTTCCAAGCCGTATATAAGGGTGCTAGTTTTGCTAAGGCCCTAAAACAAGCCGGTGACCGGAAACAATACCAATGGAAAGTTACTTACCCAGATGGAATGACTGCAACGATGCGTGGCTCATATAACATTAAGTTTGCAGCGGTTGCAGTTAACGGGGCCTTAGGTTACACCATCACAATTACTGTATCTGATGGGCCACACTTCACTGCTGCACCAGGTAGTGAAACGCCAAAGGGCTAGTTTATTAATAAACGTGGGTTCGATTCCCGCGTTTATCTTTAGTGACAAATAAAAATTAAAGGAGAATTTATTCATATGACAACTACTGTTAAGAAAGCAACAAAGACAATGCAATTAGGTGATTTGGAACTTGACTTAAAGCTCGGCGGTCGTGAGGTATTTAAGATTGAACGCCGACTCGGTAAGTCTATGTTGTCCTTGTTTATGGACTCTCAAGGTGGAAACAAGCTACCTCCAGTTAATGAAATTCTGATTGTCTTACAAGGCGCTAATCAAAATCATGGCGTAACTGATAAACGTGTATTGAATGCCTTTGAAAAGTACTTAGATGATGGTAATACCACGATGGATCTCTTCAATGCATTGATGGAACTATTTGAAGCGTCTGGTTTTTTCGGCAAAAAGAAGAAATCATCGAAGACCAATTCGGAATCGGACGAAGTGACATTAGATCCAGTGGAAGCGGGACAAGATCAGTTGCTGTAGACGAAAAGAATTACGATACAGTATCAGATTTATTCAAAGATCTTTACCCAATCGCTGTTGAATCAGGAATAGACGCTGATCATTTCTGGGATTTAGACTTTGCGGAAATCATGACGCAGATTGCCGCTAACAGGAAGCGAGAATTAAATGATTTACGTGCCAAAGCATACATGGATCACCGTTTAAGTGAGTTGGTAGCATTTGCGATTAATGATCCTGCTAAGATGCCTAAGTTAGAAGAAGCTTATCCGTTTGTTAAGGATGATATGAATCAGATAGAGCAACCACCTGAAGAAGAGCCCGATTGGAAGAGAGATCAAGCTATTCTTATGCAACAAGCTCAACGAATTAGACAATTTAATAAAGATAAAGGAGGAGGTGAATAGTAATGGACTTGGAAGAACTTGAGTTAAGGTTTAGAGCTAATTATGGGGATGTACTCCAAAAAATGGATGAGTTGACTAGTCTCATCGGCCAAAAAACTAACGATATGCAAGTCAAAATCCAAAGCAACTTGGACCGTATTCAACAGAACATGAACGACAATGCTTCTAAAGCAAATGAGAAAGCCAAAGAAGAAGTTCGTCAAC